CAAATTATAACGTTTGACCACACAGAGCATCCCCCCACATTAAATGGTAGACAGACAGTACAAGACAAGCTTAATCGTACTACTCTTTTAATAGCCCACAATGCCGCACATGATTTGATGTGGCTGTGGGAGTCAGGCTTTACCTACGACGGCAAAGTCTTTGACACTATGCTAGGTGAGTACATACTACAGCGTGGTCAGAAAGAACCACTGTCTCTTGAGGCATGCGCTGAACGACACCAGCTACACACTAAGAAGCAGGACACTCTGAAAGAATACTTCAAGCAAGGACTCAACGTATCTGAGATACCACATGATGAACTGTCTGAGTATCTGTCTGCTGATCTGCATGCAACACAACAGTTGTTCAGGCATCAAGACAAAGAGTATACCTTTGGTAAGGGTAAAACGTTAGTAGATACAATACGTCTGACCAATCAGTTAGCTGTACACCTAGCCCGTATATACCAACGGGGTTTCAAGGTAGACCTGACTGTACTGGAAGAGGTACGCAAAGAGTTTGAGCAGGAGAAGCAAGAGCTGACTGTCAAACTTGAAGAGCAGGTACACGAGCTGATGGGTGACAGACCTATCAATCTGAATAGCCCAGAGCAATTGTCTTGGATTATCTACAGCCGCAAAGTCAATGACAAACCTGTATGGGCAGCAGCTTATGAGGATCGTGTGTCAAATACACAACACACAGATAACATACGTAGGCTGACTACTAAACTATACAAGCAGAAGGCAGAGAGATGCAACGAATGCTACGGCTCAGGTCAGATACGTAAGACACGTAAGGATGGTACACCACACAAGAACACAAACAAATGTCCAGAGTGTTCTGCGTCAGGGTTTCTGTACACCAATGCAAAAGAGTTTGCAGGGTTAAAGTTCATTGCACCTGATCACAAGTGGGCAAGTGCCAATGGGTTCAGTACTAGCAAGGACAACCTCATATACCTAGAGGGTATTGCCAGATCACGCGGCATGCATGATGCAGAGATGTTCTTACAACGAGTACGCAGGCTGTCGGCACTGGACACTTATCTATCCAGCTTCGTCGAGGGCATAGCTACCCACGTAAAGGCTGATGGTATGTTACATGTACGTCTACTACAACACAGAACAGGTACAGGTAGACTGTCAGGTGCAGATCCTAACATGCAGAACATGCCCAGAGGTGGTACGTTTCCCGTTAAGAAAGTATTCATATCCCGTTGGGATGGTGGGCAGATTATGGAAGCTGACTTTGCTCAGTTAGAGTTCAGGGTTGCTGCCTTCCTCAGTCAAGATAAGACGGCCATAGATGAGGTATCATCAGGCTTTGATGTACATAGCTACACAGCTAAGGTCATCACTGAGGCAGGTCAAAAGATTACTCGTCAGGATGCCAAGGCACACACGTTTGCTCCTCTGTATGGGGCGAGTGGGTTTGGTCGCACACCTGCTGAAGCATCCTACTACCAGCAGTTCACACGAAAGTACTCAGGTATAGGTGAGTGGCATAAGAGACTAGCCAGTGAGGTAATCAATACAGGCAATGTACGTACTCCATCAGGTCGTGAGTTTGCATTCCCTCTGGCTACACGTAGGGCAAATGGTAGCATCACGTACTTTACTCAGGTAAAGAACTACCCAGTGCAGTCATTCGCTACTGCTGACATCGTACCTATATCTCTTATCTATATAGACAAGATGTTACAGGCAAACAAATTACAATCATGTGTTGTCAATACCGTACACGATTCAATCGTGATTGACATACATCCTAAAGAGAAGGAGACAGTTATACGGATCATCAATCGTACCAACGAAGTACTGGTTGATATAGTAAATAAGAAGTGGAATATAGACTTTAATGTACCACTATTATTAGAAGCAAAAATAGGTAACAATTGGCTTGACACAATAGACATCACGTGATATACCTACAAGTCTAACAAAGGAGAAATATAAATGAATGAGATATCCACACTAGATACAAGTAACTATGAAGCTATGGCTAAAGCAATGGGCATGAGTTCAATGGCAGTGCCAACTAAGGAGAAGACTAACTCTCTAGCCAGACTACGCATCCATCACACACCACTGATGGGGCAAGAAGAAGTTAAGGGCAAGATGACTAACGTCGAGGTTGTCAGTGGCGGTGTATATAAACTGGAGATACCAGATGGTGAGACATACTATGCAGAGAGCATAGCGATGAGGCCATTCTTACAAAGGTTTATGTATAAGCGTTTCATTAAGGGTACTGACAGTACACCTAACAGGTTTGTAAAAACTGTAATGTCTGACAATCTTAACATGGATCTGAAGGACAACGATGGTAAGTTTAACTGCGGTAAACCTGCTGGTTACATTGCAGACTTCAAAGCTCTACCTGAAAAGATGCAGGATTTAATAAGACAGATCAAACGTACACGAGTAGTGTTTGGTACTGTTGACATGGTCAATCCTGTTGATGCCAGTGGTAACTCAGTAGACGTAGAATCTACACCATTCATATGGGAAGTAGAGAACCGTGATGCCTTCAAGACTATGGGTGATGTGTTTGCTAAGTTAAATAAGATGCAACGTCTACCTGTACAGCATTACGTCACGGCAACTACAGAAAGAAGAGAGCTACCTAACGGCAGTGCATTCTATCTTCCTAATGCAGAGTTAAATCTTTCAGAGACTTTAGACATTGACAATGATACTCAGGAAAACTTAGCTAGTTTCTTAGCTTGGGTAGCCAATTACAATGAGTATATTTCAGGTGCTTGGAATGAGAACATGCAGAAGCATCAGTCGGTAGACACGGAGACTGTTGAAAGTTTTATTGACATCACCGCTGAAGAGTTCGCATAATGAACCACCCTGCTGAACTGCCTATTCATCAGTACCTTGAGAATGCTACCAAGGGTACGTCAGTTATGTCTGACGAAACCATTGAGCAAGTAGCACAAGACATCAAGGATGCTATGAAGAGACAGTTCGGTGGGGGCAACAAGAGAGATGAGTTTCGTCTACGTATGTCCAACATAGGTAGACCTACTTGCCAACTCTGGTGGCAGAAGAACCATCCAGAGAAGGCTCTCCCTAAGCCTACCACCTTCGTAATGAACATGCTACTAGGAGATATAGTTGAGGCAGCATTTAAAGGAATACTTAAAGAAGCAGGAGTTGCGTATGAAGATAAAGATAACTATGTTAAACTTGAACTTGACGACGTTACAGTTAATGGAAGCTACGATCTTGTTGTTGATGGTGCATTGGATGACGTAAAGTCTGCGTCACACTGGTCTTACACTAACAAGTTTGAATCCTATGACACACTGGCTAATGGAGATTCCTTTGGCTATGTAGGTCAGCTCGCAGGATACATCAAGGCATCAGGTAAAAAAGTTGGTGGCTGGTGGGTAGTAAACAAAGCCAATGGACACATCAAGTACGTGCCTGCCACAGGACTAGACGTAGATGTAGAGGTTGCTAAGTTAAACGAGACTGCCAAGACAGTTGAAGCCAATGTGTTTAAACGTTGCTTTGAGCCTGTACGTGAATCCTACAGAGGTAATCTGTCAGGCAATAAAATACTACCAGATGGCTGTAAGTTCTGTGACTTCAGGTACTCATGTTGGGAACTTAAAGATAGACCGTCCAGAGTTTACCAAGGAAAAAAGACACCACCTACTGTGTCTTACATTGAAGAAGCAGTAGGATGAACGGTAAACGTTTTCAGTCTGCCATGAAACATGGGTATAGGAGTGGGTTGGAGATGAAGATCTCTGACTACCTCAAGGAACAGGGTGTGCCTGTGGTGTATGAGGCCATTAAGATTGAATGGGAAGACCTCATGTACCGCACGTATACTCCTGACTTTGTACTACCCAATGGTATTATAATAGAAAGCAAGGGTAGATTTGTTGCGTCCGACAGAAGAAAACATATTGAGATAAAAAAGCAACACCCTAAGTTAGATATACGGTTTGTCTTTTACAACAGTAAGAATAAAATAAGTAAGGGTGCTAAGAGTACATACCAAGATTGGTGTAACAAGAATAAATTTCTATACCATGACAGGTTAGTACCGCTAGAATGGCTAAAAGAAAAAGGAAAGAACAAACATAAACCACTGATAGAACTATCCTATAAAAAAATAATAAGGAGTTAGCCCATGACAATAGAAGTAGAAGACTTTGATGTTAACGATATTATAATACGAATGAAGCCTAACTTTACAGACGAGGGTAGATGGGATGGATTCATAGACATGGATATAATTACGGACAATAAAAAAACTACAGAACCGTCTGACTTTATACAGCTTATGCAAGTAGCTTCTCTGATATGTTCTGCCCTACCTGTAATGGAAATAGATGAAGAGTTTAGAAATACCCTTTGCGATTACGCATCAAGTATGATAGAAGAAGATGATAAAAAGTACAAAGAAGAACAGATAAAAGAATCTGTTGCTAGCACTACAGGCAATGTAATTAAAGTAAACTTTTAAATTAGGAGAACCTTATGAAAAACAAACCAAAGTATGACGTAGTAGATAAACCAGAACACTACAACCAAGACCACGACATAGAATGTATTGATGCTATACGTGCTGCTTTAGGTTCAGGGTTCAAGGAGTACCTGCAGGGTAACATACTAAAATACATATGGAGACACAAGTATAAGAATGGTGTAGAAGATTTAAAGAAAGCATCGTGGTATCTTGATAGATTAATAGAGGCAGAGATAACAGATGGAGATTAAATTATTAATGACTCTGGGCATTGACGAACAAGAGTATAGAATGCCAGCAGATGGAAAGATAGAAGAAGAAATACACGAAGCCATACATGAATTTGTTTACGACATAGATGGCATGGAAATCAAAACAATTAGATTAATATCGGAGTAATTAAATGAGCAACAACTATTTACCAACAGACTACCAAGCATTCATTCATACCTCACGGTATGCTCGTTGGCTTGAGAAAGAAAATAGAAGAGAGACATGGCCTGAAACTGTATGTAGATACATGGATAACGTGGTAAAGCCTATCGTAATAATGAAGTCTGAATTTAAAAAGATAGAAGATATGATACTTAATCTAAGTGTTATGCCAAGCATGAGAGCAATGATGACAGCAGGGCCAGCATTAAATCGTGATCATACAGCAG